CGTCGCTGATTCTCTACGCGGACGGCGGGATCGAAATCGACGCCAGCCAGGAAGCCTCGTTGCAGATGGACAGCGCGCCCATGTCGCCGTCGGATGCGACCACGGTGCTGGTGTCGCTCTGGCAGACGAACACGGTCGGCCTGCGCGCTGAGCGGTTCGTGAACTGGAACAAGGCGAACGCGAACGCCGTGAAGTACCTGACCGCGACCGCGTGGCCGGCGCCGACCGGCACGATGGCGGCCGAGGCACCGAACGGCGGCACCAAGCGCAACGGCGCCTAAGCCCGTGGGCGTCCTGCAGACGATCCGGACACGGCTCGGATCGGTGTGGCCCAGTGCCACGCCGACCGCGCCGACTCGGGGCGGCTGGTACCCGATCGTCCGCGAACCGTATACCGGCGCCTGGCAGAAGAACGACGAGATCCGCGCCGAGTCCGCGCTGGCGAATCCGGTCGTCTTCCGCTGCGTCTCCCTGATCAGTACCGACGTCGCCAAGCTGCGGCTGCGCCTGGTCGCGATCGACGACGACGGCATCTGGACCGAGGCGAGCTCGCCGGCGTTTTCGCCAGTGCTCCGCGTCCCGAACCGCTACCAGACGATCCAGTTATTCCTCGAACGCTGGATGCTGTCGAAGCTCCTGTGGGGCAATACCTACGTCCTGAAGGACCGCGACGCGCGCGGCGTCGTCACGGCGCTGTACGTGCTGGACCCGACCAAGGTCACGCCGCTGGTCGCCCCGGACGGCAGCGTGTATTACCAGGTGCAGACCGACGACCTGGTCGGCATCACCGAGCAGCTCGCCATCCCGGCGCGCGAGATCATTCACGACCGTTGGAACTGCGTGTTCCATCCGCTGGTCGGCCTATCGCCGCTGTACGGCTGCGCCGCCGCGGCGCTCCAGGGCAAGCAGATCGAAAACGCCAGCACGGAGTTCTTCTCGAGCGGCGGCCGACCGTCCGGCATGCTGGCGCCGCCGGCCGGCGCGCCGTCGGTCGATTCGGAGACCGTCAAACGACTGAGCGACGCCTGGCACGCGCTCGGGCCGGGCCGGACGGCGATCCTCAGCGACCATCTGCAGTACACCGAGGTCGGCACGACGGCCGTCGATGCGCAGCTCACCGACCAGTACGGGATGACCGTCAAGACGATCGCGGGCGCGTTCGGCGTCCCGATCTCGATGGTCGATTCCAGCCAGCAGCCGCCCTACGCGAACTCGGAAGCGTCCGCGCTGCAGTACCACTCGCAGTGCCTGCAGACGCACCTGCTCGGCATCGAGACCGCGCTCGACGCGGGGCTCGAGCTGCCGACGCCCTACGGGACCGAGTTCGACCTGGACGATCTGCTGTGGATGTCCACAGAAACGCGCGTGAAGGCGGCACACGACGCGGTTGCCGCCGGCGTGATGACGCCGAACGAAGCGCGCTTCAAGTACTTCGGGCTCGGGCCGGTCACCGGTGGCGATACCACGTACCTTCAGATTCAGTACCAGAGCATGGCGGCGGCGGCCGCACGTGATGCGCAGGCGCCGCTGGCCACACCGGCGCCCCGCATCGCCGAGCCGACGCCGCCAGGTGAACCGACCGAGGAGGTCGTCGCCGCGGCGGTTGGCGACCTGGCGACGTCATGACGCTGAGCTATTCGCGCGTCACGCCGGCCGGACCGCTCCTGACGCTGGCCGAGGCCAAGATCCATCTGCGGATCGTGGATACCGCGTCTGACGCCGACATCTCGGCGAAGCTGGCCGAGGCGGAGGAATACATTTTTGCCAAGCTCGGGGCCGCGGCTGATCCGGCGTGGACCGCCGCGACGGCGCCGCGCATGGTGCGCAACGCGATCAAGCTGGCGCTGGATGCGTTCTATGAACGGCGCGGCGGCGACGAGGGTGCCGAACTGCTGCGCAAGGCGCTCGAGGTGGTCGATCGGGCGCTGTCGTCCTACCGGGACGTGAGCGTCGCATGAACAGCGGCATGCTGCGGCATCACGTCACGCTCGACAACGGCGCCGGTACGCCGCTGAGCCCGCCGGACTGGTGGTGCGCGCACCTGAGCGAAACGCCCGGCGAGGCGACGCTGATCGGGCGCTATCACCCCGGCATCTCGACCGATACGCGCGTCCACTTAAAGGGCAAGACGTACCACGTCGATGCGGTCATCAATCGCGAAGAACGCGACGCGGAGCTGGTCGTGAGCGTCCGGGAGGTCTTCGACTGATGGCCAAACGACTTGAGGTGAATTGGACGGGTATGGACACGCTGCAGAACGAGTTACAGGCGTTGCCCAAGACCTTGATCGACGAGGGCAACACGATCCTGCTCGCCGCCGCCCAGGACGCGAAGGCGGCCATCAGCGCGGCGTATCCGCTGAGGACCGGGAACCTCCGCCGCGGCCTGGTCCTGCGGCCGGCGCGCGGGCGCGTGTTCGCCGGCGCGACCCTGCGGCAACGGGCGCCGCACGGCTCGATCTACGAGTCCGGGACGAAGCCCCGTTACAACAAGGCCGGCCAGTTCCGCGGCCTGATGCCGGCCACGCCGACGTTCTGGCCGATCGCCACGACCTATCAGCAATCCGCCTTCGCGGCCCTGATCGCCCGTCTGTACGCGCACGGCGCCGCATCCGTTACCGCCGCCTAAGGAGTCAGCATGAGTATCAAGACCGGACGCTATGGGAAGGTGAGCTGGGATCCGCTCGGCGGCTCGGCGCTCGTCCAGATCATTTCCATCAACACTTGGAAGGGCAGTTTTAAAAACGACTACGAGGACGTGAGCTGCTTCGGCGATACGAACAAGGTCTACATCCCCGGCCTGATGAACATCGAAGGCACGTTCAGCGGGTTCTGGAACTCGGCCGAGTTGGCGCTGTTCAAGGCGGCCATGCAGCCGACACCCGGGACGCTGCAGCTGATGCCGAACACGACGGAACCCAGCTTCTATTGGCAGGGGCTGGCCTACATGGGCGCGGATATCGATTGCAGCCTCGACGCGCCCAAGGTCTCGGGCGACTTCAAGGCGGCGGGACCGTGGACGGTACCGGGCCAGGTGGTGGCGACCGGCGCCGGACCGGGCACCGGCGTCGGCACCTTCACGCCGGCCGGGGCGTCGCCGCCGGTCAACTTCGCCGACCTGTCGGACGCGAGTCCGATCACCGCGAGCCCGGCCACGAACTGGACCGCGGGGCAGTTCATCCAGCTCGCCGACGGCACCCGGGCGCACTGGAACGGCACGACGTGGGTCGCCGGCGTCCATCCGTAAGCCGATGTTCGAGGGGACGGTCACCCTGCGCGGCCAGGAGGCGACGGTGGTCTGGGGCTACCACACCGCCGCCGTCTGTACCTCCTGGACCGCCGCCCGTACGCCGCAAGGTCAGTGGACGCTCCAGGCGACCTTGAAGCGCGCGGATCCCTTTCAGCTGCGCCAGCAGCCGCTGAAGTTCACGGCGCCGCGGAAGGGTGGGTTTTTCTGCTGGCCGGTCGTCAGCGCCACGCTCGGCGCCGGCACACTCGCGGCCGTGCTCGGGCCGCCGGAGTCCTGATGTCTCGATTCGTGAGTCCGGCTGAAGTCCGCATCGCCATCAGCGACGGCGACTATCTGATCGTCAAGAACCGCTTGAATGCCGGCGAGACGCTGGACATGTACGCGCGGATGCGGGGCGCGGACGAGAAGGTGGACCCGCTGAAGTTTGGCCACGCGGTCATCGGGGCGTATCTACTGGACTGGTCGATCACGGATGACGCCGGCCACGTCGTGTCGATCCGCAACCAGCCACCGGATGTCGTGGCCGGCGCGCTGACCAACCTCGAGTATCCGGACTATCAGGAAATCCTGGCGGCCATCCAGGCGCACGAACAGGCCATCGCCGCGGCACGGCAGGAAAAAAAAGTGACTACTGGCGACGCGCGACACGAGCCCAGCTCGCGGTGGCCCGCCGCTGTCACTGGCGCTTCGAGTGGGTGAGTGAACTGGATCCTGACGTGTACGAGCTGCTGATCGAACAACTGCAGGCCGAGGACGAGGCCGCCAGCTAATGGCGATCGACGCCAAGTTCACCGCGGACTTTTCGCAGTTCGAGACCGCCGTCAAGGCGGCGTCCGGCACGCTGAAAAAGCTCGAGGGCGATGCCGCGACCGCCACGACCGCGGTCGCCAAGTTATCCGACGACGCGGCCGGCCGGTTCACCGTCACGACCAAGCAGATGCAGGACGCCGGCATCGCCACACAGAACTGGTCCAAGGACTTCAGCCGGTTCGATAGTGTGCTGTCGGCGGTCGGGATCAACATCGGCACGACGGGCAAGGCCATCGGCGAACTCGGCGCCGCGGTCGGGCAGACGGCGACGTCGATGGGGCTGCTCGGGACCGCTGGCCTGGCCGCCGGCGCGGCCATCGCCGGCTGGAACATCGGCCGGTGGATCGCGGACCTGTTCGACCTCGATGCCAAGATCGCGAATCTCAACGGATCGCTCGACCGGCTGAAGGCCCAGGAGAAGGGCGCCGGGCTGGACGTCCTGGCGAACGCCTCGCGGATTGCCAAGCGCGACATCACCGACATGGACGAGGCGTTACGCATCGTCAACAAGGATCTTGAGGACCATAACCTGGTCCTGAATGCGTCGAAGAATCCCGCGGGTGAAGCGGGCCGGGCGTTCGCGGCCATGTACGCCGAGATCCGCGGCGTGCGCGAGCGCGGCGATCTCCCGGAACTCAACCGACAACTCCTGTCCTACGACATCTCGCTGAACACGCTGTCCACGCGCTTCGGCGTCCATCGCGAGACCCTGGAGCAGTACCGCACGACGCTGCAGAAGGCCGCGGCGCAGGACAAGGAGCACGCGAAGATTCTCGAGGAACAGGTGGCGAAGGCGCTGGCGCTCGCGACCAGCAACGCCAAGGGCCTGTCCGATGTCTGGCAGGATATCGCCAGCCAGGATCTGAGCTGGCTCTCGAAAGCCGCGACCGGCCTGGATGTCCTGGTCGATAAGTTCGACGCGATGAAGCTCGCGGAACTGCAGGCGCAGGAATCACTCGCGGCGGTGAGCGACGTCGCCGACGACTACGAGACGTCGGTGCAGACGGCCGGCGAGGCGACCACCCAGGCCGCCACCGCGGCATCCTCGGCGGTCAGCAGCTACCAGGCGCTTGGCAACGCGGTCGAGTACGCCGCCGGCTCGTTCCAGAACATGTACACGCAGATCGGCTACGGGGAATCGACCGAGAGCAAGCTGCGCAAGTTGAACGATATGGCGTCCGCGTATGGCCAGGCCGGGATCCCGGTCGTCGGCGGCCTGTTTCCCGGCCGCGCGTCTGGCGGCCCGGTCTCGGCGGGATCGCCCTACATGGTCGGCGAGCGCGGGCCGGAACTGTTCGTGCCGCGCGTGAGCTGGTCGATCGTGCCGGGCGGCGGCGCCGGGGGCGTCGTCGTCAACGTCTACGGCTCGACGCTCGCGAGCCAGCATGAACTCGCGACGCTGGTGCAGGAGGCGCTGAGCCGCGCGTATCGCCAGCACGGCAACCGGGAGCCGGTATGACGACCGATCAGCTCCAGTCACTGGCGATCATCCTGCTGTGCCTGGGTGTCGTCATTCAGTGGGTCGGCCGGCGCTAATGGCGACGCTGCAGCCCGGCGAGAAGGCCCGGATGTATGCGCTGGGCGGGATCATGCGCGGCGGCGCGAGCCGCGGCGGCTATGTCGACAACCGGCTGTACGTCACCATCGACGAAGTCGCGCACGCCGGCGACGTGCTGCTCGAGACGCTGACGATCACCGACCACCTCGACGAGGCGCCGAGCACCTGCGGGTTCCGGATGCATGACGTCGTGCCGCCGGTCGGGGCCGAACTGTTGATCCGGCGCGGCTCGGCAAACGGCGCGCTGCTGTTCGGCGGCTATGCGCTGACCGTCCAAGAGGGCTACGTCGGCGTCCCGCATCACGTCCAGGCCGACGTGCGCGCGGTCGACTACACCTGGCTGCTCGGCATGCGCAAGGTGACCGGCCAGTACCGCTATGCGGGCGCGGGCTACATCATCTGGGATCTGGTCACGCGGGTCGCGGGCGCCAACGGGTTTACAGCGGTCGGCGTCGATCCGTCGCTCCCGAGCCTTGAGGAGATCACGTTTACGAATGAGGATCTGCCGGCGGCGATCACGCGCGTCTGCCGGCGGGTCGGCGCCTCGTGGTACGTGGATTATCACAAGGACGTGCATGCGTTCACGGGCGCCGACCCGCAGCAGACCGCGCCGGTCCCGATCACGCCGGCGCATCCGTCACTGGCTGGGTTCACGGCGTCGCGCGAGCGGACGCAGGCGCTCACGCGCGTGCTGGTCGAGGGCCGCGGCTCGAGCCTGCTGGCGGGCGTCCCGGCCGGCGCGACGATCCTGCCGGTCGAAGCCGTGGATATGTTCACGGCCGGCGCCGATGTGTTTCTGAAGGTCAGCAAGTCCGGCGCGGACAGTACGTGGCATCTGGACTTTACGGGCGTCGTGCCGAGCGCGGGCGGCACGCTGGTCGGTCCGGGCGCGGCGCCGTCGGGCGGGCCGACGGTGACCGCGAGCGGTGGCGGCGCGATCGAAGTCGGCACGCACGGCTATGCGTTTACGTGGCAGACGGCCGCCGGCGAGACGAAGCCGAGTCCGGTGGCGACGGTCGCCGCCTCGCAGCTGCCGACCCCGGCGGCGGTCCTCTCACTGGGGATCCACGGCTATCCGGTCGATCCTGGGATTAGTGGCGGCTGGCTGATTGGCGATTATGTCGAGTGGGCGCTCGGCTACGCGACCAGCGATAACACCCAGACGCAGTACATGACGCCGCTCGGACCCGCGCGCGGCCTCGTGGCGACGGCCTCGACCAACCCGGGATGGGCGAACGGGTTCTATCTCGCCTGGGACGCGTCGCCCGATACCAACGTGAAATTTATCAATGTGTGGCACCG